AGATATATATGTAAAGAATTTAAATAAAATAATAAATGGAGAATTAGTAGATTTACTTTAAATGAAACTTATCAAAAATATAAATAATAAAGTTTTTATATTCGAAAACGCATTAGATGAATCAATCTTAGATTTGTTATTAGAAGATTGTCAAAAACATATTGAAGAAAAAAATTTTGTTGCACGATTTGGATTGCATGATTATGAAAATCCAAACAATAATATGTCATTTAATAAATTGATTACCAATTTAAATGAAGATGAAGCATATATATGGAATAATTTTAAAAATATTGGTAGTAAACGAATTAATAGAAAAGATATTGAAAGTCCATGTGACCGTACTTTATTGAATACTACTAACAAACACATAAGTGTTTATTTAGAAAGTATATATACAGAACATATTAATAATTTAAAAGCAGAACATCAAGATGTACTCACATATCTACCTGGTCATATAATGAATATCCATTCTGATACTAGTCCAGAATCCAATCCACGAATTTGTACAACTACATTGTATTTAAATGAAATGAAAGATGAGGATGAGGGTGGTGAAATTGTATTTTATAGTGATGTAACCGAATCCGAAAGTCCAGAGGTTATTAAAAATAATATAATTTATACACATAGACCCAAAAAAAATCAATTAATTGTATTTGATTCGTATTTTAATAAAATGGGTATACAACATTCGGTTACTGAAATTAAAAATTGGAATAGACATGTATTTAGAACATATTGGAAAGAAACTAAAACTCAAAATTAAAAAAATATGAAACTATTTAAAAAAATATTAGATTTCTTTAACAAAAAAAGAAATAAAAAGAAACAAGCAGAATTATATAAAAAAAAGTTAGAAGAACTCCGTAAAAGAGACCCATTCGTTTATAAAAATCATTAATTCTTAACTCATTCATATTTATACACTAATAGAGTACTACACAAATGAATGAACTAAGTCAATATCTTGTCAATCAAATTTTATTAGAAGATACCGAATTACACAACTTTGTTGTAGTATATTCAGGTAGATTCCAACCTTTTCATAAGGGCCACTACGCAACTTATCAGAATCTTTGTAAAAAGTTTGGTAAGGATAAAGTGTTTATTGGTACATCTAATAAAACCGATAATAGACAATCTCCATTTAATTTTAAGGAAAAGAAAATAATAATGACTAAAATGTTTGGTATTCCACCAAACAAAATAGTTGAGATTAAAAATCCTTATGCACCTACTGAAATCTTAAAAAACTTTGATGAAACTACAACTGGTTATATAAGTGTTGTTGGTGAAAAAGATGAGATGAGATTGGGTGGAAAGTATTTTGAGAAATATAAAGGTAAAATAGAACAAGGATATAAAGAAAGGGGTTATGTGTATGTATCCCCATCACAATCAAACCCAATATCAGGTACTAATGTACGAAATTGGTTAAGTAAGGGCGATGAAGAACAACAAAAGGCTGGATTCTTAAAAGCATATCCAAAGTTTGATGAAAAAATATTCAAACTGATTACTCTTAAACTTAAAACTATGAGTGAAGGAATGCCAGGTGGAACGGGTATCGGAATATCATTACCAAATGGTACGATTAATGGTGCACCGAAACCTGAAGATGTGAAAAAGATGCGTAAGAAGTTAGATGATGAAGATGAAGTAAACGAAGAAATTAAATTGGATGTTAATATAGGTGATACTATATTAATGGGTAAATTTAAAAATAAAAAAACAGTAGTTAAAACAATTGGTAAAGATGAACATGGAATGCCAACGATTAATGGTAAAAAAGTGGCTACATTTAGAATTCTACCAAAACAAAATATTTTTAAAGAGGCAGCAACTGTCTCTGGCGGTGATGATTCACAACCCGATGGTGGATATCTACCAAAAGGTAAGGCAAGAGTATTGGGTGGTGATGATGGAGTTAATAGTAGTGATGATTGGTTTGTTAGAGGAGGATATACCCAAACTGATTTTCCAAAAGCAGATGCAATATATGCATCAGATGATGAAAACCAAATAACCTTTAAAATTAAAACAAAAAACAACGCTAGAAATTTGAATAAACCAACTACATATCCACTTGGGTTTGATGATGTTGATGTCACTCACGAAGTTGAAAAAATTGAAAAGGCAGAAAAGAGATTGAAAAAGAAAGCAAAACAAAAAGACTCCATTTCAGAATTAATATCTGATTATTCTGATTTATTAGATTCACTATTTGAAAGTGATGGTGAAGATGATAAATACGTGCATGTTGGATATGGTAAATACAAAGAAAAAAGTAAAAAAGATGTAGAAGGTGCACCACTATTTAAAAAAGATGATAGTGGAAAATATAGTCCTATTGGGGGAGATGATAAGGGTGGTGAAGCTAAACCAACTGGTCAAGCAGTACAAGGGGCGGATATGTTTAAACACGATAAAAGTGTTAAACAACCTAAAGAAGAACCAAAACAAGAACCTACAAAATCATCATCTGATACTGCTGAAGTAGCAAATAAATTAAAGAATAGAAAAACAAAAAATGGTGAAGAATTAGATATTGATGTAACACCAAATGGTTCATTGATTATTGGAGTTGAACACGGAAAAAGAAAGAAAAGTAATAAAGAAACAATAGAACAAATAAAAACTTTACCTAAAGATACAAAAGTAATGTTTGTGGGTGAGGGTGGTATGAGTAAAGATAAGAATGGTAATATTGAATTTGGTGGAGAACAAAATGAATTTAGAAATGCAGTAAAAGGACATTTTGATAATGCGGAAGAAAGTAGTTGGGATGAAAACGCAGATGTATTGGATGATAAATCGCCTGTATTTGATGAAGTAGCAAAATCGGTAGGTGGTAGTAAATCAAAAGCAAAAGCTGCATTGTGGTCAAATATGTATGGACAAGATGGTCCTGATGAAAATATGTCACCTGATGATTATTTAGATGATGAAGGAAAAGAATGGTTAATAGACCAAGCAAAAAAAGGTGGAAGTTCAGAATTCGATGGTGAGGTTGATTGGAATAACCTAACTGATGCACAACAAAAAGACCTTTACGAATTAAATTATAGAGATGATGATGGGTATGGTGAAACTGAAATATTTAAAGCCCAAGAAGCATACAATGGATTCCGTCAAAAAGAATTAGATAGAAAAATCAAAGAGGCTGAAGATGCTGGATATACAGTAATTGCACCCGTTGGTAATTCGCATGTTGATTTGCGTAGACAACGAAACAAAAAGAAAGATACACAAGATACTCCAAAGACAGATAAAAATGTACCTAATTCTCTTAGTCCAAAGGTGGATATAAATAAAAATGCTCCAATGGCTCTCCAAAAAATTAAAGATGGTGTGAAGAATTGGAGTTTAGATGAAAAACAATTTTTCATACAAAAAGTGCATAAAGGAGAATCACCGGAACGAAGAAGTTTTGCTAAATCAGTTAAAGACAAAGCTAAAGGTGCAATAGAAGCAATTAAATATGGTGCCAAACACGAAGTTCATTTGTTTAAAGAAGCCGGTAGTGGCGTTAAAAACTTTTTTAGTGGTAAAGAGGTATCAAAAGAAGAAAAGAAAGCCCTAATTAATGTTGCAAAAAAAGTTGCATTAGCAGCAGCATTTGGTGCAGCGGGAGGTGGATTGGCACATGGAGCTGTTGCTTTTGGTAAACACGTAATGATGGAATTTATTCCACATGTAGTTGTTGAAACTCTTGCAGTAGGGGCAGGTAAAGCAGCCTTATTTGCAGGAGAGGAAGAACCAGATGCGGATATGTTAAAATTTATAGCTATCATAAGTAAAAAATTAGAAAATGCAAAAATACCAAATGAAGTAATGGCTTCTGCAATAGAATCATTTAATTCTAACAAAGATGAAAAGGGTGATATTAAAGAAAATTATTACTATGATGGAACAGTTAATAATTACGCAGATTGGGCAAGAACACATCCGAGAAAATACGATAATAAAAAAGCTAATTTTAAAGTAAAAGATTCGGGTCAACCAGATTTTGAAGATGATTTGGAAGAAATAGCAGTTCAAACGGATGTTATACCCGGTGGATTATCAACTGATAAAACATTAGATGATTTTGCTACAAAATATAACACCACAATTGATGTAATAAAACAAAAAATCAAAGATGGTGCTAAAGTAGAAATGGAACACACATCAGATATTCGGTTTGCAACTGAAATAGCAAAAGACCATATTTGGGAGGATGAAAACTATTATACTAAATTAAAAAAAGTTGAAGAGAGTATTATCACCGAAGTTAAAAAAGAAAGTGTTGTAAATTACTACAAAGCAATTTGTAAAGATTTAAATATAAAACCTATCGCAGTTAAATTCGGTTCAGTTGGTCGTGCAGGTGCTGCAACTACATACGATTCTAACACATTTATACCAGAATACATTACCTTTGATTTGAGTAAGGTTACTGATATAGAAAGGGCAATATTACATGAGATAACACATCAAATACTTTTGGTGAAACAACAAAACCCATTCCATAATTGTCATAAAAGTGCAGGATTTAAAAAAGTAGAAAATAAATTAATTGATAGATACTTTTATTCATCTCAAAGTGCAATATTAAGAGAAAAAGTTAAAGTTGAAATGGCTAAGACTGATATGGATTCGGTTGAAAAATATGCTGATTCACAAATGAGTCCAACTGATGTTGATTTAGGAAGGGAAACTGACCATTTCTTTCAAAGGTTAAACGACCCACGAAATGGTAAAGAAATATCTCCTGCAGAATTAACAGGATTATTTAAAAGATTGGCTAGAAACAAAAAGAAATTTTTAGAGTTTCTAAAACAATATAAAGAGTTTGTAGTTAAAGATAGAGTATCAAATATCAATATAGCATTTATTAAAGTGGCTGATAGATTGATTGCTAAGACGATAATGAGAAAAGCTGATTTTAAATCATCTACTCCTGTATTTACAACCGAATCTATAAATGAAGCTGAAAGAAATATTGTAAAAAAAGAAATAAATGCTATTTTTAAAAAGAATCGTATAAAAAAAGTAGAATCATATAGTACTAGTGTAAGAGGTTTCCGTAAATATGAGGGAAGTGGGTATGAATATAATGGTGCAGGTTCGGTAAGTCTTATTAATATGAAACCAAATGTTGTTAAGGATTTAGCAAACCAAATGAAACAAGTAGGTGTAATAGTAAAAGATGTTTATAGTAATGGCATTGATTTTGATAGTAAAGAATTAGATTGGGATTTATTATCTTTAAATACGGAATCAATAAATGAATCCCTACTAATGGAAGGTGGTGCATATGGACATATGAATCATCCATTTGATACTGAAATCAATTTAACCTTTGGTCAACTTAAAGATATCGTAAATCGTGCATTAGATGGTAATTTAGAATTTGCTAGAGAGAAAACCGATGGTCAAGCATTAGCAATTAGTTGGATAGATGGTAGATTAGTAGCAGCAAGAAACAAATCACATTTGAAAAACAAAGGTGCAGGGGCGTTAGATATCAACGGAGTAGCAGATAAGTTTGCGGGTAGAGGTGAATTAACTGATGCCTACAATTTTGCGATGAAAGACCTATCTAATGCTATAAAATCATTATCCCAATCACAAAAAGATAAGGTATTTAAGAATGGTTCGTGTTTTATGAACATAGAGGTGATATATCCTACCTCAGTCAACGTCATTCCTTACGGACAACCACTATTAGTATTTCACGGAACAATGGAGTACGATGAGAATGGTGATGCAATAGGGGAATCAGCAGAAGCAGGTAGAGTATTGGGTGGAATGCTTAAACAAGTAAACGCAGATGTTCAATCAAAGTATACACTACAAGGGCCACCGGTATTAAAGTTACCAAAATCACAAGACCTATCATCTAAGAAAGGTAAGTATCTTACTATGATATCTAAATTGCAAAAAGAATTTGGATTAGGAGATACTGCAGGTGTTGCCGATTACCATCAAGCATGGTGGGAGAACTTTGTAGATAAGAAAACACCAACTACATTAGATAACGCCACTAAAATGGGGTTAGTTAAGAGATGGGCGTTTAACGAAAAGGGATTCCGTATTGATAAGAATTCAATTAAGGATGAAAAAACTCTTGCATGGGCTACTAAGATAGATAAAGAAGACCATAAGGGTATTTCAAAAGATAACTTAATGAAATTTGAAGATATTTTCTTAGGAGTTGGTGCAGATGTATTAGAATTTACCGCATCGGTATTAACAGTTAATCCAGATTCCGCTCTAAGGGATATGAAGAAACGTTTAGAACAAACTATAAAGGATGTTCAGGCAAGTGGAGACCCTAAAAAGATAGATAAACTAAAATTAGAACTTAAAAGATTAAATGCAATTGGTGGTGCTAAAAGAATCGTACCAATCGAAGGAATTGTATTTGTATATAACGGACAGACATTCAAATTAACAGGAGCGTTCGCTTCTCTCAATCAATTATTAGGTATTTTTTACGCATAATTTATTTTATATATACTTATATATGTATTAAAATAAAAACCTAATATAGAATAATGGCAAAGGAATTTAACAAAAAGTTTATGCATCCAACTCGTAGGAAGTTGGTGGATATGGTTATGACGGGTGGTGAATATGCTAAAAACACCACAGTTGGATGGGAAACCGCTAACGTAGAACGAAAGGTTGGTGATGTTTGGGAAGATGAGCATCATAGATATGAGAAAAAAGAAGGATTCACAATGAAAACTTCTAAAAACTCTGAAGCATTTGATGAAATCAGAAAATATATAGCAGAATTGGAAAGATGCTCTAATCCAGATTGCACTACAATAAAGATTAATAGTAATCACAAGAAGGTTATTAAAAAAACTGGATATTGTATCAATTGTTTAGCGGAAAGAGAACATAAAGTACGAGTTGCCGGAGTATGGGAACAATATGAGGATTATAAAATATACACTCGTATGATAATTGATGGTAAAATAAAATTAGAAGAACTCCAACAGGCACACGATGATGTGAAACCTTATTATGAATATATTAATGAGGATGGAACTACGGAAAAATGGGAATTACCAAATTCAGTAGAAAATACTCGTGCTGAAATAATGGAAATTATTACAAATGGTAAAGCAGAGTTACAAAAAGTAGAAGAGTTCCGTAATAAAGCATTTGAAATTTTAAAAGAACATAATTGTGAACATTACGTTTAATACAAAACAATAATGGCAGGAACTTCTTTAAAAGATATAATAAAATTAGAATACCAACGATGTGCTGGTGACCCTATATACTTTATGAAAAAGTATTGTATGATTCAACACCCTGTCCGCGGTAAAATACCATTTCATTTATATCCATTTCAAGAAAATACACTAACACAATTCAAAGACCATCGATATAACATCATTCTAAAATCTCGTCAAACTGGTATATCTACCTTAACTGCGGGATTTGCATTGTGGAAGATGTTATTTAATCAAGATTTTAACGTATTGGTAATTGCAACTAAACAAGAAGTTGCTAAAAACCTTATTACTAAAATTAGGGTAATGAATCAATATTTACCTAGTTGGTTAAAACAAACAACAGTTGAAGATAATAAACTTTCATTACGATACTCAAATGGTTCACAGGCAAAAGCAACTTCTGCAGCAGGTGATGCTGGTCGTTCTGAAGCACTATCCCTATTAGTATTTGATGAGGCAGCATTCATTGATAACATTGAAGAAATTTGGATATCTGCACAATCTACTCTATCAACGGGTGGTAATGCAATTATTCTTTCTACTCCTAATGGTGTGGGTAATTTCTTTCATAGGACTTGGGTTGGTGCAGAGGATGGAACTAATGGATTCAATACAGTCCGTTTACATTGGACGGTTCACCCCGAAAGAAATCAAGAATGGAGAGATGAACAACAAATACTTTTAGGAGCAAAGGGTGCAGCACAGGAATGCGATTGTGATTTCGTATCATCCGGTGATAGTGTCATAGACCCACAACTTCTAATGTTTTATAAAGAATCTTTTGTACAAGAACCATTAGAAAAAACTGGCTTTGATGGGAATCTTTGGAAATGGGAATATCCCGATTATCAAAAATCATATATGGTTGTTGCGGACGTTGCCCGTGGAGATTCTACGGATTACTCCGCCGCACAAGTGATTGATATTGTTAATTCGGTACAAGTAGCAGAATACAAAGGAAAATTAGATACAAAAGATTTTGGAAATTTCTTAGTTTCCTTAGCAACTGATTATAACGAAGCACTTTTAGTAATAGAGAACGCAAATATTGGTTGGGCAGTTATCCAACAGGTAATCGATAGGGGATATAAAAACTTATTCTATATGAGTAAGGATTTAAAGTATGTGGATGTTGAACATCAGATGCATAATAAGTTTAGGGCAGAAGAAAGAGGTATGGTTGCAGGTTTTTCAACTACATCTAAGACACGACCTTTGATTATTTCAAAGTTAGATGATTACTTCAGAGAGAAATCTATCACCATACGTTCTAATAGGTTGATAGAGGAGCTTTTTACCTTTATATGGAACAACAATCGTGCAGAAGCAATGAGGGGATACAATGATGACTTAGTGATGGCGTTATCGATTGCTCTATGGGTTAGAGATACCGCATTGAGATTAAGACAGGAAGGAATCGATTTAACTATTAAATCATTGGGTGGAATTCAACAACAAATACAAGAATCTGGTTTCTATGGTGGTAGTTCAATGGATGATAATCCGTGGTCAATGAGAGTGGGTAATCAAGACGAAGATTTGACTTGGTTGATTAAATAAAAAATTCAACATATTTATAGTGTATAATAAGATGCACTATTAAATAATATAATTTTAATATAAAAAATAAAATATGGCAGATACTACATTTTTCAATCGGTTAAAAAAACTTTTCTCTACAAAGGCAATTGTTACTGTCGATGCTAGTGGAAAACGAAAAGTTTTTGATGCGGATGAAAAACAACAAACAAACCTATCTTCATTAAAAGATAGGTACACAAAAATACAAAAATCTTTTTATGAACAAGCAGGTGGTGCACAATCAATGGCATACGCTCAAGTTCGTAGAGAAGTATTTAGAGATTTTGATGCAATGGACCAAGACCCAATTATAGCATCTGCATTAGATATTTACGCTGATGAATCTACACTTAAAAATGAATTTGGTGATATTCTAACAATACGTTCAGATAATCAAAGAGTACAAGAATTATTAGAAAATCTTTTCTATGATATTCTTAATGTTGAATTTAACTTATGGCCGTGGACACGTAATATGTGTAAATATGGTGATTTCTTTTTAGGACTTGAGATTGCTGAAGGTAAAGGTATAGTAAACGTTACTCCACACTCACAATACAATACTGAAAGAATAGAAGGACATGACCCTGAGAATACTTCACTTGTTAAATTCAAAGTACAAGAAGACCCAATCGGTAAAGTAGAGTATGATAACTTTGAAATGGCACATTTCCGTTTATTATCAGATACCAACTGGTTACCTTATGGTAAATCAATGATTGAGAATGGTAGAAGGTTATGGAAACAATTATCCCTAATGGAAGATGCGATGTTAATCCATCGTATTATGAGAGCACCTGAAAAAAGAGTGTTCAAAATTGATATTGGTAATATTAACCCGCAAGAGGTTGATAACTATATGCAAAAAATTATCAACAAAATGAAGAAAACTCCATTTGTTGATAAAAATAGTGGTGATTACAATTTAAAGTATAATATTCAGAATCTAACCGAAGATTTCTTCTTACCTGTTAGAGGTGGAGATAGTGGCACGGCTATTGAAAACTTAGCTGGATTGGAATATGCGGCAGTTGAAGATATTGATTACTTAAAAGCTAAACTATTTGCAGCATTGAAAGTACCAAAGGCTTACTTATCGTATGATGAGAACGTTAATGGTAAAGCTACATTGGCTGCAGAAGATGTTCGTTTTGCTAGAACTATCGAAAGAATTCAAAGAACAATCGTTAGTGAATTATATAAGATAGCAATCGTTCACTTAGCTGGACAAGGTATTGATGATGCTGAAATGACAAACTTCCAACTTACTTTAACTAACTCATCTACAATATATGAGCAAGAGAAGGTAAACTTATGGAGTGAGAAAGTTAGATTAGCAACTGATATTAAAGGAATGAATATGTTATCTACTGATTGGGTATTCCACAATGTATTCAGTATGAGTGAAGATGAGATGGATATGGAAAGAGCTAAGATGGTATTAGACCTTAAAGACCGTTTCAGATACAATTCAATTGAACAGCAAGGAGAAGACCCAGCAAATCCACCTGAACAACAAAATGTAGAAGAAGAAATTCAAAAGATGAAGCAGGAGATTGTAGATAATAAAGGTGGTAGGCCAAGAGAGGGAAATACATATGGTAAAGATAAGCATCCATATGGTAGAGACCCATTAGGTAACAAAGAAAATGAGAAAGAACGAAAGAGAGAAACTCGTTCAATCGAATCAAGTAAAAAATTAGCAAGAGAATATATAAACGGAATTTCAGCTAAAAAGAGGATTTTAAGTGAAAAAACACAAAAAACTGACCTTTTAGATGAAAATAATCTGTTAGATGACAGTAAATTTTAATAAACATTAAAAAGTTTATATTTATATGTGTTAGTTTATAGATATAGGTTAAATTATAGGGAAATAAATGAAAAAAATAAAACATTCTAAGGTTAAGAATACCGGGGTGTTATTTGAGCTTTTAGTAAGACAAATAACATTGGAAGTACTTAATGGTGATAAAACTGAAAACGCAAAAAACATTGTAAAAGAATTCTTTGCGTCTGGTACTGAATTAAATAAAGAATTACGTCTTTATGATTTATTGTTAAAGGAAAAATATAATTCTGAATCAAAAGCAGAAATGTTTGTAGATACTGTATCTCAAGCACATGCTAAATTAAATGAAGGTAAGCTTGTAAAAGAAAAATATAATCTTATTAAGCAAATTAATGAGAAATTTGAACTAGAGCAATTCCTTTCATCTCCTATAACTAACTACAAAGTATTAGCTTCAATATATAAAGTATTTGAATCTAAGAAGTCCGAAAACTACGATATTAAAGATATATTCAATTCTAAAGTAACTCTTATTGAGAACATTATAGCTAGACCATCTACTAAAACTAACAAAATAGAAGATACTAAATTAATCGAATCCTATAAGCAACAAGATAAAGACCTAAGATTATTAACCTATAAGATTCTTGTTGAAACATTCAATAAAAAATATACAAATTTAGATTCAAAGCAAAAGAATTTGTTAAAAGAATACATAAACAATATTTCAAATACATCTAAATTTAAAGATTACCTTTCGGTAGAATTACCAAATATTGTATCTGAACTAAAATCTATCAAATTAAAAATTCAAGACAAAGTTACTACTATTAAGTTATCCGAAACTATTTCTGTTTTAGAAAAAATGAAAATGGGTAAAAGTATAACCGATGGGCAAGTTTCATCTATCATGCTTTCTTATGAGTTAATAAAAGAATTAAAATCTAAATTAAAATAATGGAAGCTAGATTAAAAGAAATAATCAGAACAATAGTTAAAGAAATCCAATCCGAAAAGGAATTGGAGGAAATGACTGGAACTGGTGCAGTCGCTGGATATGATACGCCAAACGCATTTTCTAAACCTGGTTCCACTGCAAAGAAAAACAAAAGATTAGCTAACGTAACTGGTGGTGAGGTTGTTGATGATTTAGAGGAAGGAATAACAAGTAGTGCTGGTGCACCATTTTCAAAACCATCCGAAGTTGCTGGTAAGAACGCTAAATTAGCTAAATTATCTGGTGGTACAATTGTTGGTGAAGAAAAGGATTGGTTGAAGAACGATGTTCCTGCTAATTCTAAAAAACCATTAGAAATAAAACCAACTGCAACTGATTGTAGTGATTCTGCTGAAATAGCAGATAAGAGCGGTATGGTATTAGCAAAGGATGATGATGAAGCTAGTTTAAACGAAAATCGTTGGTTGGCAATCAAAAATGAAGATGGTTCTCCTAAATCTAAAATGAGTAAGGGTATAACATCTATCAAACAACAATTAGGTGAGGTAGAGAAATTTGTTAACTGGTATTCTAAAATAAAGAATGAGAATGGAGTTAAGAGAGGAGATTACTATAAAAGAACAAATAAGAGTTTACATAAGATAAAAGAGAGATTAATGAATCTTTCAGAAAAAATAAGAACATTATAATATGAACATAACTAGACAAAGACTAAAAGAATTAGTTAAGGAAGTGATGACAGAAGAATCTGAATATCAAGCATTCTTTCAAAAGGCTTTAGATAAAGCAGGTAAAGATATAAATGCAATGTCAGATGAAGAAAAGAAAGCTTTCTTTAATAAAATTGATTCTGCTTGGAATGGTAAGGGTGAAAAGAGTGAAGGTAATGCTTTTGGAGCGGCCGTTTCTAATGCAAAGCAAGCAGGAGATGATGAATTTGAAGTAGGTGGAGAGGAATATAAAGTAGAAGCAGTTTCTACTGAATTGCCAACGGCAGCAATTCCATCTGCAATTAAAATGAAATTATCTCAAGCAATTGATAAAATCAAAGATGCTAAGTTAAACCCTATGCAAAAATTACAATTAGTTGCACAAGTTGTTGATAGTTTAGGTATTGATAAATCTCAGTTAGGTACAATGGCTTCTAAAATTAGAAGTAAAATGGAATCTAAAAAATAAGAATATAAATGAAATCACTCTTAATAGAAACAAACCTATTCGAAGGTAAGGTAAATGAAGATGAAGGAGGAAGAACCTTAGTAAAAGGAGTTCTACAAAGAGCATCTGCGGAAAACCAAAATGGTAGAGTATATCCTAGAGAAATCTTAATGAGAGAAGCTAAGAAATACGAAATACTAATTAAGGAACGTAGAGCATTGGGTGAATTAGACCATCCGGATTCTACTGTAATTAATTTGAAGAACGTATCTCATAACGTAAGAGAAATACATTGGGAAGGTGATGACCTTTGTGGGACAGTAGAAATTCTACCAACTCCATCTGGCAACATCTTAAAAGAATTGTTGAAAGCTGGAATCCTATTAGGTATCTCATCAAGAGGTATGGGTTCGGTAACTAATATCGGAGAAGGCAAAGTAAAGGTTCAGGATGACTTTGAATTGATT